CGCGGAGATTCATTGCGCGGTGTAGTTTCACCGGGCTTAAATCTTTATGTTTCACGCTCATTTGGTAACGCTGGTACAACAACAGCTAGTGGTGATTCATCAATGGTTGTTGTCAATCCAGACAGCTACACATGGTACGAAAGCCCACGCTTTACGCTACGCAGCAACATTAACAGCGATGGAACCATCGACATTTTGTACTATGGCTATGGGGCTTTGGCCGCCAAGGTGCCAAATGGTGCACAATTCAACAACCTCCCATAAATCACTATCGGTAGCGGTCGCTCCCGAACGCTACTGACACGAAAGGAACCGAGATGCCTGCAATAGTTACAGCCTCACAGCTGAGGTCTATTCTTGGTGTCTCGGTTTCTTTGTATTCGGATGCGCAGCTTGATCAAATTATTGATTCCGCTGAGCAAACGATTTTGCCTTTACTTACGCAATACCAATCATCGGTGACTTTTGCCAATGTGAGTGATTCCGTCATTTATTTCACCACAATGCGGCCAAACTATTTTGTGCCGGGTCAATCTGTTGTTGTAACCGGGGCCGGAGCCTACAACGCGACTTATACAGTCACCGATGATCGGATTGAGCCATACATTTTTACAGCGGCAACAGCGGCGGCTGATCGTGACTATCCATTGCCGTTTATTCCTGCGGCATTTGCGACCTTATCCGGTGGGTCAGCCGCACAGCTTTACGCTGCAACACCACCAGTTGAAAACGCAATTTTGGTTGTATCGGTTGAGATTTTTCAGAGCATTACAGCTCCCGGCAACCAGATCATGTCAGACAATTTTCAGCCGAGCCCGTTCGTTTTAGGCCGGAGTCTCAGCAACAGAGTTATCGGGCTTTTAGGCCCGTTCATTGATGTCGAAACGATGTGCCAATGAGCATCGAATCAGCTATCCGCACACCATTGAAAACGGCACTTTCAGGCATTGCTGCCAATGTGTACAACGGCATCCCAGAGACAATGACATCACCAAGCATCTGTTTGATCCCGGATGCGCCGTATCTTGAAAGCGTTTTAATCAATGGCGCAACAACAAAAGTTAAAATCAATTTGACTGTGACTGGCGTTGTGGGTTATTCCAACAATGCCGCAGCTTTGGACAATCTTGAACAATTAATGATCAGCATCATCAGCGCAATGCCGGGCGGCTATGTCGTAGGCAATGTGAATCAACCACAACCATTGGAAGTCGGTGCAGGTAAATACCTCACGGCCGATTTACAAGTAAGCACCTACTACACCAATTAAGGAGAAATCATGCCAACAACAATCATCACCGGCAGAGACATCACTTTCACCATTTCTGGGTCTAATTATGATGCTCAAGCTACATCAGCGACTTTGACAGTCGATTCAACGATCAACACATACCAGACACTTGATGGCAAGGCGTATTTTACGACGGATACGCAAGGATCATTTGCTGTTGAAATGCTTGCAGATTGGGGCGGTACTGGTTCATTGTGCGAGGCACTTTGGACAGCTGCAACATCCGCTCCAAACACCGGACTTCCGGTGGTATTTGTAGCAGATACAGGCGCATCATTTGCCTTTAATGTGCAGCCAATTTTGCCATCTGCCGGCGGTACAGCTCCAGATGCACAAACTGTTTCACTAGCCTTTACATGTATCACAACACCTGTTTTAACAATTAGCTAATAGAAAAGGAATCGGGAGCATGAAACTACCAATCACAATCGAATACACGGATGGCAATGGTGAAACATACATTGCACATCCAGCAGAGTGGGCAAAATGGGAAAACAAGACTGGCAACACGATTGGACAAGCTCAGGATAAAATGGGCGTTTCCGATCTGTTGTTTCTTGCATACCATGCAATGAAGCGAGAGGCCGGCGGCAAACCTGTCAAGCCTTATGAAATTTGGTGTGAGACTGTCAGCGACATCATTGTTGGTGATGCAAACCCAAAAGCTATAAGTCCGGAAGCATAAATCGGATTCTTTGGGAGGTAGCCATCGCAAGTGGCCAACCTGTCAGCGAATTTAAAACAGCTGAGGATTTATTAACCGCAATTGAGATTTTGGAGAAAAGAAATGGCTGAGGAAGCGATCGCATTTAACCGCCAAGAATTGCGATCCGTTTTGACAGCTTTCAAGGCAATGGATCAGGAAGCTGTTCAGGAAGCCAAAAGCGTGAGTAACGGTTTGGCCACTTATCTACAATCAAAAATTATTTCTGCAGCTGCTAGCCGGCCAAATCAAGCCGCATCGAGGATTGCTCAAGGATCGCGCGTAAGCAAATCCTCCAAGATTGGTGAGATCAGCTTTGGCTTTGTTTCCCAAAAATTTAGCGGTGGCGGTACAACCCAGCAGCTTTGGGGCGGTTACGAATTTGGCTCAAACAAATACAAGCAATTTCCCGTCTGGTCAGGCCGTGAAGGTCGAGGATCGCGCGGTTGGTTTATCTATCCAACATTGAGAGCTGAGCAGCCACATTTGATTGGTCAATGGCTTAACGCTTTCGATCGCATTTTGAAGGAGTGGTGACATGGCCGGAACATCCAGAACCTTAAAGCTGGCCTTGCTGGCCGATGTTGCTGACTTTACAAAAAACATCGGCACGGCTGGCAAATCCACTCAAACGCTTGGCGATCAAGCTAGTGAATTTGGCAAAAAAGCTGCATTGGCATTTGCCGCAGCTGGTGCTGCGATCGGTGCTTTTGCTATGGCATCAGTCAAAGCTGCCGCTGAGGATGAGGCCGGGCAAAAGAAGCTCGAGGAAACGATCCGCAATACCACAAATGCAACAGCTCAACAGATAGCCGGAATTGATAAATACATAACCAAGCAAAGCATTGCGACAGCAACGACCGATGACATCATTAGGCCGGCCTTGTCTCGACTTTTGCGATCTACGGGAGATTTGACCAAAGCTCAGGAATTGCTGACTTTAAGCCAAGAAATTGCAGCGGCAACGGGTAAGCCTTTAGAAGCTGTGACAAATGCTGTTGCCAAAAGTTTTGATGGGTCAAACGCAGCATTGACCAAATTGGGTGTTGGCATCGATGCTGCAACGCTTAAGACATTGACATTTGACCAAACACAGGCATTACTCAACAAGACTTTTGATGGCTTTATTCAAAATCAATCAACCACGGCCGCATTTAAATTCCAACAATTAAGCATTGCTGTTAATGAAACCAAAGAGCAAATTGGCGCGGCTTTATTGCCGGCCGTAACATCTTTAACCAATTACATTTTGACCAATGTTGTGCCAGTCGTACAAAGTTTTGTTAATGGCCTTACTGGCCAAAATGGACTGACAACAGGTTTGACCAAATCACAAATTTCTGCAATTGAGTGGGGTAAGAAGGTTGGCGCGATCGTTGATACCGTGGTGAAATTTAAGGATGAATTGATTGCCGTGGCCGCTGTTATTGGCACCATCTTTGTTGTTTCAAAGATTACGGCAGGTGTTGTCGCTACGATAGCTGCGATCAACACATTGATTAAGGCTTACAACGCATTGAAAGCATCGTCGATCGTTGCTGGCGTTGCATCAGCGTTTGCTTTAAATCCATTGCTTGGCGTGGGAGCTGTTGCATTAGCGGCTGGTGTTTTAGCAGGTGCAAATGCGCTTGCAGGCAGATCAGACACGCCCGCAGCTTCAACTGGATCATCCGTTGCAGGATTTTCGGGAACTATGCCAAATGGTCAATCATTTTCCACCGGAGTGGCATCAGCTGCAAGTGTGGCGGCAAGTGCATCAACATCCATGGCATCAAGCGGAACACGATCCACAAAAGCCGCATCAAGCCCAACGATAAATTTGAGCGTTAATGGGGCAATTGATCCAGAAGGCACCGCACGCACTATTGTGAATACGCTTAACAATTCATTTTATCGAGGCACGGGCGGTGCTACTACGCTCCAATTGCAACAATGAGCATTTTTAATCCCGTTTGGCGCGTGAAAATTGGCGGCGTGGAATACCAAACCGCTATTTTGGCCAATCTGACGATTCAAAGCGGTCGCACAAACATTTATGAACAGGCGCAAGCCGGATACATCAATCTTGAGCTGATCAACCTAGATCAATCAAATGTGGCAATTGAGATTAACAATGCGCTCACCATCGAGCTGCAAGATTCCACAGCTACATTTGTGCCGATTTTTGGTGGATCGGTTGTTGAGGTTGGCATTGCCGTAGCTGAGGTTGGATCGGTTAATTATGCACAACGCATCCGCATTATTGCGTTGGGTGCATTGTCTCGATTGCCAAAAGCATTGACCGATGGCGTTTTGTCACATGATTTTGATGGAGATCAGATTCTTACGATTCTTACCGATTTGTTGATCAATTCATGGAACGAAGTGCCAGCAGCTTTGCAATGGCAAACCTATGAGCCAACCACGCAATGGCAAAATGCAGAAAATACCGGATTGGGTGAAATTGACACACCAGGTAGTTATGAGCTTTCGCAACGATCATCGAGCCGAACAGATGTGTATTCATTGGTTGCAGCTTTGGCCACATCCGGATTGGGTTACATTTATGAATCGCCAACGGGCCAAATAAGCTATGCCGATTCAACTCACCGATCTACTTACCTTGCCACCAATGGTTATGTTGATCTAACAGCTAATCACGCAATTGCACCGGGTTTGAGTGTCCAACAGCGTGCCGGTGATGTGCGAAACGACATCACAATCAAATACGGCCAAAACAGCACAAACGAAACCAGCGCAAATGATCCAGAGTCAATTGCAATTTTCGGCCAATTGTCTCAAATCTTTACAACTACTTTGAGGCATTTGCATGATGCTGAGGATCAAGCAGATTTTTACCTAGCTTTGAGATCGTATCCACAATTTAACTTTAACGACTTTACATTTGAGCTGACAAACCCGGAATTGGATGATGTGGATCGGGATGCCTTGATCAACATTTTCATGGGTATGCCTACCCGGATCACCGATTTGCCGCTCAACATGGCCGCTGGCACATTTTTGGGCTTTGTCGAAGGCTGGACATGGCGAGCCGCATACAACAGCGTTTCGGTCACGGCTATCATTTCGCCATTGGCATTTTCATTGCAAGCCATGCAATGGCAAGATGTCGCAATTGCAGAGCAATGGAACACAATCAGCGGCGGCCTTACATGGGCTGAAGCATTAGTCGTAGCATAAGGAGGAAAACAAGTGTCAAACCCAACGACCCCATTTTCGTGGCAAATGCCAACGGCAAGCGATTTGGTCACGGATTTGCCAGCTGATTTTGAGGTGTTTGGTCAAGCGGTGGCAACATCGATGGCTGATCTCTTAGGTGGCACAACCGGCCAAATTCTTTCAAAAACATCTAACACCGACATGGATTTCACATGGATCAATAATGATCAAGGTGACATCACAGCCGTCACAGCCGGCACAGGCATTTCAGGTGGCGGAACATCTGGAGCTGTAACAATCACAAACTCAATGGCAACAGCTATTGATGCAAAAGGCGATTTGGTTGCTGGAACAGGTGCCGATGCTTTTGCTCGACTGGCCGTAGGAACAAATAATCAAGTGCTTATAGCTGATTCAACCGCCGGCACCGGGCTTGCTTGGGCTACGCCTTCAACCGGTATGACATCATTGGCTAGTGGCTCTTTATCAGGTGCATCTGTTGTCTTGTCAAGTATCAGCGGAAGTTATACGCACTTACAATTATCAATCAGCAATTTCCAACCAGCTACAAATAACGCAACTTTTTTTATTAGAGTAAATGCCGATACCGGTGCCAATCGTTATTTTGCAGGCGCGGTTGGGTCAGCCTCATACACTTTCAACTCAACCGGTTGGCAGGTAAGTCAAGGTCAGGAAAATACTACAAATAACGGAACTATCATTATTGATTTATTCAATTACACAAAGACTACAGGTTACAAACTTGCCAGCGGCATTGCAATAACTACAAATTCATCTAGCGGTGAAGGTTATCTCAATTCGCTTTTGGCGTATAACCAAGCACCAGCAATAACAAGCTTGACCATGCTTCCTAGTGGTGGCAATTTTACAGGCGGAACATACACATTATGGGGAGTGAAATAATGACAAAGCCAATGATCACAATACACAACACGGAAACAAATGAAATTATTGAGCGTGAAATGACAGAGCAAGAAATTGCTCAATTAAATCCTGTTGTCAATGAGTAATTTTCCACAAGGCACATTGCCGCGTTTGATTGAGGTTGCACTTGCTGAGGTGGGTACAGCTGAAACAGGCAATAATGAGACAAAGTATGGCAAGCACATGAAGGCCGATAAGCTGCCATGGTGCGGATCATTTCTCAATTGGTGCGCCCATCAAGCCGGAGTCAAGGTTCCAAATGTTGTAAGCACTCGTGCTGGAGCTGAGGCATTTCAAAAAGCTAAGCAATGGCACACCACGCCAAAGATTGGTGATTTTGTTTTCTTTGATTTCATCATCGATGACAAAACCACGATCAATCACATTGGCTTGGTTATCCGGGTTTCAGACAAACAGATTGTGACCATTGAAGGCAACACATCAGCTGGTTCAAGTCAGCGCAATGGTGGAGAAGTCATGGTGAAATCAAGAGCTTTGGGAGCAAGGTCATTTGTTGTCGGTTACGGCCGACCAACTTATGAATCGTTTTCCGGTGATTTGCCGGATCGACCAAAAGGAGAAAAGTAATGGAGCAAGCAAAAGCAATTGCAGCATCATGGGGGCGGTCATACATTGCCGCAGCTTTGGCCGTATACATGGCTGGAGGTTCTTTGGAGCAAATGGCAATGGGTGGCGTGGCCGCTTTGGTTCCCGTGATTTTAAGATGGCTTAATCCAGCTGATCATGCGTTTGGCTCATCGGGGAAATGACACCAAATGAGTGGGCAGCGGTGGGAGGTCTTGTCCTTTCGATCCTTGCCGCTGTCTATTCAGCAATGCGTTTTATGATTAAAGCTGTGATGCGAGAGCTGACACCCAATGGCGGTAGCAGCTTGAAAGATCAAGTCAATCGCATTGAAGCTCGTCTCGATGCACTTTACATCAAGCTTATGGAGTAGCGACACGCCACAATTTGAGCGTGATTGTTGAAAATGTCAGCCTTTGCTGTCACTCTCTGTTTTGGGAGCGAAACACAGTAGTTCCCGAATCGGGAGCAATACAATGAACGAATTATCAATCGTGATCTTTATGGTCATTGCCGGAGCCTTTTGGGCTGTCATGAGCTACGCGGTCGGATTTAAGGAAGGCCAACGACAAGGCTATACACGCGGCCGGGCCGTATCGCGCCATATCTCACAGCTTAATGAGAAGGCGGCCAAATAATGGCTGCATTTTTGGATGGTTATGAAGGCAACAAAGAGCGCACAGATCGATGGATCAAGACCTACCCAGAAGGCCGGCTTGAGGCCACAATTGTCAATTTCGATGCAGAAAAAGGATCGATCCTTGTCCGTGCCGCGGCATGGCGTAATCAAACGGAGATTGAGCCGGCCGGCATCGATTTCGCGTACGGCTATCAGGCTGCCTATAACGCCAATATGAAACGCTGGTTTGTTGAGGATACTGTCACATCAGCTTTGATGCGTGTCATGGCGTTGGTCATGGGTGGCACGGAAAAAGCCACCAAAGAAGTCATGGCATTGGTTAAGACGGAAACACCGGCAGCTGATTATGACTATTGGACAACAAAGCATGGAGATGTACCCAGTTACAAAACATCGTCTGAAGCTGAGTTATCCGGCACGCCATCATTTGGATCAT